GGCTGACGATTTGTTCACGAATGAGCGAATTATATGCAAGGCTAACTGACCGCTTCGTAAGTAGCTTCAAAAATTGACTTTTCAACGAGCCACCGTTCACCTTTTACTCCAACGCAAACATAGTGTTGACCAAATTCACCTTTATGAAATTGGTTTTCGAATGTGCCTATATATGGCACTAAATCAGGTTGTATTTCATATTTAGCATCTTCCATAGCCCCAAGCGTACCATCACGGTGAACAAAACCATCTTCGTCACCTTTTTCAAATAATTTAGCCTTTACTGTGGCTGTCTTTCTGTACTCTTTAAACATTGTTTTCAAATTTAATTTTTGGTTAGGTTATAGGCAGACGATTTGTAGTCCCCTTATCAGGTTTGAACTGACCGAGGTGATATGATTTATCATTCATTATACCCGATAATGGTGCTTATTGACCGATTTATCATTCATTGTATCCGATTGCATATTAAACGTGGGTTCGTGTTTCCGAATCCCAAATCTCGGTCCAATTGAAATCCTTCCAGTTATCCTTCCATAAAAGTTTAAACTTTTCTTTGATTTTTGCTTCAAAACTTCTTGCCTCTTCCAAGGTGTCAAAGTCCTCCTGAAAATCATTCATCCCTCCTTCAGGATAATAGGCATCACCTGCAAATACTAAAAATCGTTTCATAGGCTTAAGGTTTGGTTGGGTTCACGAATGTGTATAGTTTTTACTCATTTTCTTTATATGTTTTTTAAACGTGTATATGTTTTGGCACTTTTCTTTACATTATAGTCTGAAAAAGTTGATACCTCCCACACGAATCGGTAAGGGTCTTGATTTGAGGCCCGAATCCGTTGGAGCGGGATAGGACATACTCGCAGGCATCCCCCTTGGCCCGCACCTCAATCACTTTCCAAGGGCGATTGTTGGTGCAGGCCGTGAGCAGGAATAGGAGGAGGATGGTTCGCATTTAGGCTCTTGATTGATACCTTGAAAGCAATTCAACAACACGATTGTGGGCTTCCTCGGCTTTCGCCAGAAGGTCTTTGAGGGTAGCGTCCATTTCGTTGGGCTTCTGGACAACGGCTCGCTTGGCCTTGAAGGTCTTGAATACCTCCTTAATCTTCACGCTTTGCTCGTTGATGCACTTATCAATGTCCTCTTGGGTAGGGACCTTGTTGAAGTCGGAGTAATACAGCGACTTGTTCTGTCCTGGGCGAGAGCCTTTGGTGATGATGCCTTGGTCACGCATTGTCAGGTAGAAAGTGCGACCCACATTGTTGTCGGTCATAATCTTGTTGATGTCAAGGTTCCTCGCTCCGTTAAAGCAGGCGGTCCAAATCATCCAGAACGCTTTGACCTTGCGGTTGTAGCGGTCTTGCTCGGAGCCAAATACCTTTGGCTTGGCGGGGGCGTAGCGGGTCTTGGGGGTTGTTTCAAATAGATTCGTGTTCATTGTTTTGGGGTTTAAGGGTTGTGAGGAGTGGTTGATTTTAAGCATACGATAGAGTTCATATTGATAAACAAGTCGTACTCAGGGCCTGTTTCAACGTGGTCATCAAATCCTTGTGAAACACAAACGAATGGATAGTATTTGTATCCGTCATCCATTTGTTTGACAATCTCATCAATATCTTGCTTAACGAGATAAACATGTCCCGAAGAAACGGTTATTAAGGTCTTGTTTGGTCTAATCTTGTATTGTTTCATAGGTTTAAGGTTTTAAGGGTTGGTTAATTGGGTAAATCATCAATCGTGTTGCCTTGGTTGGCTTCGTGTTCTTCGGTGCATTCCTGCAATCCACGCTGGTAATCAGCGTCCCTCTGCTCGGCTTCACGGGCTAAGGCGGATTCCAAAGTTTCAGTAAGGAAAAACTCACCGTTGCTCCTTTCCATATCTTCCAATTTGCGGAGGCGTAATTCCTTGATTAGCCATTCCATTGCGGTCAAATTGCTCATTATTTGAAGGTTATTGCGATGGACGATTTGGTGGCCTTGGCTTCGCACACGGGGATTTCCTCGCCCGTGTTCGGGTCCACAATCATTGACTTGCCTGCCTGCCTAAACGCAAGCTTCAGCAGTTCTTCTCGGTCTTTGAGTTGAGCCTTTATCTTAACATACACGCTGTCTTGTTCGCAGTTCGGGCCGATAGAGCCTTCCCTAATTTGGACATTCGCTCCGTAAACATCAAAGGACTTGCCGGGATGCTTGGTAGCCTCATAAGCAACCGTTTCTTCTGTCTTTTTTATTACATCCTCAATCGCCTTGTGGATGGCTTTGAGTTTGATGTGGGCTTCCAGGGCGTTGATATGCCCTTCGTTGATGCGGTCCACCAGGTTGGTGGTGAGGAGTGCGATGTCGGCCTTGCCGACATCACTCCTGGGTATAGATACGAGTTCCATAATTAACGATTTTTAAAGTATTCAATCCCCTTGCGGTACCGCTCTTCCGTCCAATCCTCAGTCGGGTTGAACCGTGCGTCGTTACGCTCTTGGTCGGTGGCCTTGACCGCACGCTCCAAGATGTATTCTTGGTGAATCTCCTTCAGGCCGCCAGGGATGATAACGGGTGCCGTGGTGCGGGTCTTGGTGGGTGGTGCAACATCGTTCCTTGGAGGGGCTTGATAGGGCTTTGCAGGGATGACGGGTGCGCCGTGTTTGTTTTTGTAAACATCAATCCCAATCCCAATCCAAGAGGCGATTTTGGTAATCGCATCCGTTGTCGCTCCCTTCGCTGCATCGCCCATATCATCGTTCGTGGAGGATGCAATGCACTCGTAATAGATGCCTGCGGATGGGATTTCAAGGACGGTCTTGGAGAGAGCGGTGTATTCGGTACGCTCCCGGCCAGAGGAGGTTGTCTTGACGATGACGGAGATGGGAGCCAAGAGTTCGGTCTTGACAATCCACTCCCCAACACCAAAGACCTCGTTGAGTCGCTCGGTGACGAAGATGCCCTTGATGGTGGACATCCCGGTTCGTGTTGGGTGGGCCGAAATTGCTTCGGGCGGTAGAGGCTCGGCGATTTTGGCGAGTTGCTCTGCGGTGAGGTTTTGTTTCATGGTTGAGTAACGGTTAATGTTTCGGATGTAAATTGAAGAGTGAAGGCATCATAGATTTGGCCCAAGAATCCAGCGTAATTGATGCCCAAGGCGTTGGATAGGTCAATGGCTTCGCTAATGGTCAACTGAATGGCGAATTTCTTCTCGGTCAATGCCTTGACCAATTCGGCACCAGAACTTGGGTATTGCTCTTTGAAATCAAGCACTTTTTTGAATGCCTCTGCACTCATTTGTTCAAGTAGGTTCATTGTTTAGGGTTTAGGGGTTAAGGATTAAAGCGAGAATGAATCGGCCAAAGAATGCAATGCCCAACATCGTGGTCAGCATAATGTAGCCCGTGGCAATGGCGGCCTTTATTTTGGCCTTGGTTTCGTGTGTCATAAGATTAGGGTTTAGGGTTATGAACGAAAGTGTGAACAAATATAGTAGGGGTCAGCCTACTTGCACCACCTTGGAAAAATTATTTTCAATAATTTTATTGACATCCTGTTTTTTCCCAATCCCGTGGCTCCATTGGTACACATAATTGCGGTCAATGTTGAGGGTTTGGGCAATCTTATCAATGCTCGTCTTGTTCCTGGTCATTAAGAGCCTCCGATACTCATCATCCCGAAGGGGCATCGTGAGGTCGGGCTTGGTCAGGCAGGCTTTGATTACTCTGGGCGATGCCGGTTGATATTCATCGCATACGACTTTGAAATAGGCATCAATCGCATCAAATTGCTTGATTCTCGTGATGCCTTGGCTCCACCAGAACACGGTGGATATGGAGACCTCGCACTCTTTGGCGATTTCGTCCAGGGTCAGGCCCATACGCTTCATCAGGATTTTGATGGCTTCAGGCCGGGTAACGGTTTGTGGTTTTGGTTTCATGGTTTGGTTTGGGGGTTGGTTATTGGGGTTATTAGTATAATAAGCCGATTCAAACAAGCAAGTTCTGCTTCTTCGTGAGTGTCACAATGGTACACTAAAGAGGATTGAACAACAGCGTTGTAATGGCCGTTGTCATACTCAATAAAGTGCCTTAATCCGTGCTTCTCCCTGAACCACCTAAACGCTTGTTGGTAGAGGGGGGCAGGCAAATCTCCTAAACCTGTGACGTACTCTGATTCATAACAACCAAATCTCAAATACCCCGCATCAAACCACCCATAACAAGGCTCACCAAATCCAAGCCCTTTGAGTGCAAGGGCTTGTTCGTAAGGGATAAAATCTTTTTTCATTTTGTTTGGGTTTAGTGTTTAGTCGTTTCAATTAGTTCTCCGTCTTTCCATACACGGGTTTCGGTGATGTTTCCCTGTTCATCGTAAAACTTTTGTGTTCCATCTATCTTATCATCTTTGTATGGGGTTCTGCTAAGGATGTTTCCATTTTCATAGAACCACTCCTTAATTCCATCCCTCTTATCCTCTTTGTATGGGATTCTCCATTGGATGTTTCCGTTCTCCCAGAAAATTTCCCAAATGCCTTCTCGTTGTCCTTTGGAGTTCTTTTGTCCTTTGACAAATACATTTCCGTTGTCACGATACATAATGTGGGGCGTGAGTTCGTTGTTCATTTTATTTGGGTTTAGGGGTTAAATTCCTCGTTTGCCTTGGTTGAAGGCGTTAATTAATTCATCAAGCTCATCCTCAGACCGAATCTTGTCGTTGAGCCATCGTGTAAAAGCTTTCAGTAATGCAATTTGCTCAGGCTTCAATCGCTTTGGCTGCCCTTCAAGAGACTCAAACAATAAGTTTCCGTGGCTGTATAAGCGACTTCCAACAATGTCACCGCATTCGTTATAGTCGTACTGATACCCATCTAAATCGCCTCTTTCATCATAATATAGCCTTAGTTTGAGCCTGTTCTTCTTATCAAAATACTCCCATACTCCTCGTCTATGTCCAAGTTCGTCTTTTTGCCCTTGGATATGGATGCTGCCATTGGGCTGATGCTCAATGTACATCGTTAGTTTTTGGCTTGTGTTCATTTTATTTGGGTTAAGGGTTAAATGGCTTTTTTTGCGTCCAGGTAGCGGCCATACAAGGCCCAATCAATCCTGAACGGGGACTTCACCTCGGAGTAATCCGGCTTTATACTTCGCCTGCACGCTCTCCTTATGTGCCTTAGCCAGCTGCCGAGGGGTTCCTTGGATGTAGGGTTCAATGATGTCAAATTCATGGTAAAAGGGTTTAAGGTTTTTTTCAATGTAAACTCGTAATCGTACTTTTTTTCTTCGTTGATATTTAATAGGTCTTCGGTTGTTCTCAGCGGCCTTTAACAGTTGGTTAATCACGGCCAAGGGATAACGGAGGGGGGCATCCCGAACTTTCGTCACGCCTCTTGGAGTCACCGTCACCGAAGGCAAATCAAGGCAATGCCTCACGGTCTTGTAATTCCAATTATTCTCATTCGCAATCCGCACGATGTCACCGGCGGCCAGGTGCCTGCGAAGGTCATAGACCAACACGGGGGGCAATGGGAACCAAGGGCCAACCTCTGCACGCTTCACGCCGTTCTTCATCTTCTTGTTGCAGAAATACTTGTTGGCCAATTTCATCTCTCCCTTGGCGGCCTTGTAAAGGTGATAGTCAACAATCTCCCGGACCTTGCGATGCACCACCTTGAACGCCAAGGAGCCTTCCAAATCGGCTTTCCTCAAGGCGATGAGCAGTTGGTTCGCTTCGTCAAAATCAAGGCGTATATCGCCCTTAATGCCCTTAGAATTGTGCATCTTAGTTCTTGGTCTCGGCCTTGAAATTCGTTGTCGTAATCAGCTCCTCGGCGATGGCATACCAATCAATATTCCCAACGGCCAGAATCGTCAAAGCCTTTAGTTGGGGATCCTTGATCGTTTCGGCTTGGGCCATGTAATAATCGTCCATCATCAACGACAGTTCTTCGGGGTCGGTCAGCGACTTGGCCTTGTTCTTCCAGATGTAGAAGTCAAGGGAAATCGTCCTTCTCCTGGATGGCGTGGACATAGCAAGCCCATCGGTGAGGGCATCATCGTCAAAGGCGGGCATCGTTAGTTCTCTGGGGCGAAGATGTTGTCAAAGGAATCCCGCTCGTCATCCCGGACATACTTCTTGTGGATGGCGTACCAATACTGGTGGCCTTCGTCAGTAGAATCCCAATGGAACGAGTGCAGGGCCTCGTCAAGGCTATCGTTGGTGCATACATCGTCAGCATCGTGGGGGATTTGCTTGGGGCCGATGTGTTGCATTTGGATGGCAAAAATCGCTGAGTTTGCGATGGGTTCGGGAAGCCTGGACTTCAATACTTGTTTAATCGTCATGGTTGGGGGGTTGTATTTGGTTAAGGGATTAATTTGTATTTGCGTCCGTTGTGTTCAATGATTTGGGGGCGGCGGAAGGGAACAATAAGACCTGTTGAATTCTCAAAGTGTATCCGATTACCTTGCGAATCATATTCTCGTTTGCACCAGAATCCACTTGAAATTTCATGGTAAATATCATTGCCTTTTTTGTCTGTAATGCATAGGCTCCCATTGGCCTCAAAGTCCCAGTTCAGCCATTGGCCGATAGTTTGTCCGTCTTTCATGTTAGGGGGTTTAGATTAGGATTTTGGTGGATTCGCTGATTAAACGGTAATCGCCAGGGGTAATATCGTCACCCTCGTCAAAGACAAATACTTGCTCCTTAACGGTGGTATAGTCAATCCCAGGGCCGGGCAATTCGTCAGCCTCGTCATGGCAATAAATGTAATTGTCAACCTGGCCATCGTCATCGCAAGTGAAGACATTCTCGTTTCGTTCGTTGGTGTCAGGATCAAACCAAACGTTGGTAATCGTGTAGTGGTAGGCGGTCTCTTGGTTCATTGTTTTAGGGTTTAGGGGTTAATTAAATCAGCCCGGTATCGGCGAAGGAAAAGTAAGACGTACTCGTCAAGATAACATGGTCAAACAGCTGAATGTCAAACATGGCCAATCCGTCTTTTATTTTCTTGGTAATAGCCTTGTCATGCTCCGAAGGGCTTGTATTTCCAGAGGGGTGATTGTGCACCATAATTACGTTTGAACACAAATCGTCAACCGCATATTTGGCGACGATTTTAGGGTCAACAACCGTTCCCGCCGTTCCGCCTTGGCTTATCTTGGCATAAGACGTAACCACGTTGGCCCTGTTTAACATCATCAAGAAAAACGATTCATAAAGCTCAATATCTGCATGATAAAATTGCCTGGCGAACTCTTGGGCATCGTTTGAGCTTTTTATCTGTTTTTGCTCAAATACGGATGGCTCCGAAACGCAAGTAATTTGCTTGGTTTTTACATAAGTTGTTTTCATGGTTTTAGGGTTTAGGGTTAGGGGTTAATTAGGGTTAATAACTTAGGGATCGTGGATTCGTCAACAAAGTATTCCAAAATCGGTTTTTGGCCTCTTTTATGCTATATCCAAGGTATTTAGCCTTTAGGGGATAGCCCGCTATCCAAATCGTCAATAGCAAATAACCATCGTTGGTGCGCTCGTGCTGAATTTCTTTTTTTGTTGGCTTGTTCATGGGTTTAGGGGTTAGGGGTTAAGTGTATAGCAAAGTTAATGTCGTCAATCGTCAAATGCGCCTTAATCGTCAAATTATTTTTTTATTTTTTTTATCGTCAATCGTCAAGCCATCGTCAAGCCATCGTCAATCGTCAAGGCCTGGATGGTGCAGGGGTCCAGGTCCAGGGCCCAAGGGTCAAGCGGTCCAGGTCAAGCGGTCCAAAGGTCAAGCCAGGGCCAACAGTAGGGACCACAACAGGAACCAGGGCCAAAGGTATATATATATGGAATGCAGCAGCCCCACAAAAAATAAATAAAAAATATTTTAGGGTAAAGGTCGCAACAGGTAAGGCCCGCCGTATCTTTGAACCAACAAACAACCCTAAACCCTAAACCCCCAACCCCTAAACCATGAACAACAACCCACAAACCACGCCCACGTATTACCCAACAGGCCATGTTTTAAGGTCTGAAAATTACCCCTACGGGTACACAGCCAAAACCACCAAAACGGAATTTTTAGAGTTTAGTCCTAAAAAAGGCTTTCGGCATTGTTCTTATACTATTAACCCCAAGACGGGCCGACCCAATGCCGTAAAAAAGAGCGTTTATTATGATATTTTATTAATGTACCGGGACGAAGCCGGCCACGTTAAGACGCAGGCCCGGGATATCAGAGATTTAAAAGAGATCAACCAAACCGCCGAATTTTTGGCACGCCCTGAAATTTTTGCCCTGTTCACCGCTCAAGAAATAGAATACATATATATTAATATGATATTTCACAGCAAAGTGAGCGCAAAGGCCCAGGTCGTTTATTGCGGATCAGATTGGGACAAAATGAAGCCCTACTTTGCCGAACCGCTCAAGGAATTAACCCGGGCCGCCAATACCAAAGGAACCGAAAACAGATTTAATGAAATTCGCTTTGATATTGAAGCGATCAACGCCTTAAAGGTTCCTGATTTTAACCCGTTCACCGTTAAGACCTACGAGAGTCGCATAGTAAACGACCGCCTAACCTTAGTCCAGGTACCAAACGAACAATAAACCAAAACCCAAAACAACCCTAAACCCTAAACCCCCAAACCATGAAAAATCAAATTTTGTCCCTCGTTTCTCAAGCCTTCGCCAAGATCCACCTAAGCGCAAGTAAGGATCCATTCCGCCAGGCCATGAATTACGTCCAATTTAGCACGCTGCCAGCAGGTCCCCAGGGCCCCGGCGGTTTGTATGCAACAGCCACGGACGCTCATACCTTATTTTGGGTCAATGTATCCGAGGTCCTAAGTAATCCCGAAATTTTGCCCGCTGAATTTTACATCCACGCCGACCAATACAAGAAGCTAACCGGGTCGAAGGTCTATTTAATTGCATGCGACCAGGACCAAAAGACGATCCGCACCACGGATAAAGCAGGCACCACCTTAGACGTCCTGCCGTACCTGGATGCCGAAGGGATGCAAAACGGCCCCGGCAGGTACCCGCAATGGACCGCCGTACTCCCAACATCCACCGAATACCAGCTAACCGGCGGGCAAATCGGCCTAAGCCCTAAGCTAATTGGCCGCGCTGCTCAAATTATGGAAGCGGGCCCCTGGATCGTTACGTTCAGAGAAGCCAACCGGGCCGTTATTGTTCAATATGTGAGCCCGGAGGACAACGGCGCCACCCAAGGTCTCATAATGCCGGTAATGCTTATCGGCATGGAGGAGAAAGAAAAGGACCGCCAGGCCCTAAACGCAAAATTAGCCCAAGCATACGAGAAAGCGCAGGACCGCAAACAGGAAGCTGAAGCCATGCAAGAATAAAGACAACAACAGCAGCGAAAAGACAGGCCCCAAATGGGGCCTTTTTTTTTGGCCGCAATTTTGGGAATGGTCACAAAGGATAAGGGATAAGGGAACGGGCCGGAGGGTCCCACCATCCAGGCCCCGCCTAAAAAAACCAAGTCACCCTCCAAAGGTCCCTAATGTAGGGATAAAAGAAAGGACACCAAAATAGAGGACCGCCAAACGCCATCCCGACCCGACCGCCTGAAAGTAGCAAACGGGAACAGGTCCCCGAAATGAAGGGAAAAAGAAAGGACACCTTTTGTAGGTGGTCAATCGTCACCCCCCGCCGTCAAGGTCCGCTGGTCCTGCACGCCGTCAAGCATGGAGCCAGGCAACAGGGCCAAAGGTGAGGACAAAAGAAAGGACCCCAAAACAGGCAACCCGGCCACCTGCAAAGGGTCCAGGCTGTAAACGACAAACCCGCCCAAAAACGGATCCATAAACACATTCTCCCCCACTCCCACTACTTCCGACCCCTTAACACAGTTTGACAAAATGGCTAAAATCGGATGCCTTTTTGACGCTGTTTTTAGACTCTTTTTGGTGTGCAAAATGCGACTCAAAAAAAAATGAGCATAAGATTTAATATAAGTGTTTATATTCTATATAGATGTCTATATGTTATATAGATGTCTATATTAAATATAGATGTCTATATAGTATATAGACACTTATATATATAGTAAGGGATAAAAAACAAATTGCGCCATTTGTGGATAGAAACACCTTTTTTGTGCAAAAGGGGTACCCCCCATTTTTTTTGGGCGAATTAAACTTGACTTGTGGTAATTTTGTGGGTGCATGGCGATACATGAGTTTGTAAAGAAGAAGAGGGCTGAGGTTATTGAGGAGGAGGTCTCTGAGGCCCCTGAGAGCGTTCCGAGTGCTGAACCGAAGGCAGAGATACCCGTTCTCCTAAACGCTCGTTCTACGAAGCCTAAGACGGTCACGAGGCGAGATATTCGGGACTTGCTTGATGCCGACTTGGACAGGACGATTGGCGGGGTGAAGCGGATGGATGCGTTGATTGCCCGATTGGTGACGGAGGCGATTCGTGGCAATATGCGGGCGATGGAATTGGCCTTGGCCTATTTGTATGGCAAGCCCCAGCAGCAGACCACGGCTCCGAACACGGGGCCTTTTGTTCTTGAGTTGAGTGAATCTAATTTAGACGAAGAATCCATAAATAACGAGTTAAGTGAAACTAACATCCAGACAAAGTCAAGCGTATAGGATGGCGCTATCCGGGGAGAAGCAGTTTATTCTCTTCGGTGGTGCCATCCGGTGACGGGGCGGTAAAACATATTGCCTCCTTCTAACCTTCATCTCCCTCTGCTCTAAATACCCAGGCAGCCGGTGGGTGATTATCAGGCAGAGTATGCCCACGCTTCAGCGTACAACGCTTGTGACCTTCACCTCCCTGATGAACCAAGGCTTAGGCACGCACGTTGCCTCTTGGGACAAGCAGGCCCAGATTGTGCGGTTCACCAACGGATCCGAGTTAATCTTTATGGGCGAGAATTACGACACCGATAAAGACTTTGACCGATTTAAGGGCTTGGAGATTAACGGCGGTGGGATTGACGAGATTAACGAGTGCCAGGAAGGACTCCTTTACAAGGTCTTGGAGCGTGCCGGTTCGTGGCTGAATTGCGAAGGCCGACCGCCCATTGTGGTAATGGCCACTTGCAACCCAAGCAATAATTGGGTGAAGGAGTTGATTTACGACAAGTGGAAGGAGAACGACCTTCCCTCCACCTGGGCGTACATCCCCTCCAAGATTACCGACAACCCCCACATCCCCGAAGATTACCTTCAATCCCTTCGGGACAATATGCCTGAATACGAGTACAAACGATTCGTGGAGGGCGATTGGGAGGTGCAGGAGAAACCCGAAAACCCCTTCTTCATCTCTTACGAGGCGAAGAAGCACGAAACCCACAACGCTTCCTTCAACCCGAACCTACCCATTTACATCTCCCTTGACTTTAACTTACAACCCTTCTGCGGTCTGGTGGCGCAGATGTGGACGGATAGCCAAGGAGACCACGTTCACATCGTTGACGAGTTCCAAGTCGTTGATGGAAGCATCCCCAAGATGGTGGACACCATTAAGGCCAAGTACGCCCCCTTCCTGTTTTCTTGCCTGCTCACGGGCGATGCGATG